AGGAATAATCTTTGTTTTATCACGAAATAAAACGCTGAATATAACTTCGAAAATAGGCATAAGCTCCGGGTCTTTAAAGTCATTGATTGACAAAGAATAAACCCAATCTCTATACCCTTCTGATGTAGCTAGACTGTTAAGAGGGATGCTTGATAATATTAAATCAGTGCTTAATAAAAAGTTATTCAATAAACCTTGGAATTTGGACCCTCTCCAACATGGGCTATCTATGGTTTGCCCCATTCCCCCATTAAACCCCTTAAAGACAGTACCTAAGACATCGTAATTTTTCAATATAACATCGTAGTCTATCTTAAGCATATAATCATAACCTTTTGCTTTCATTACTTGGGCTGCTTTTGATATGTTGTAGAATACGGACCAATCAGCGGGATTAAAAACCCCAAACGCTCCGCTATAATTGTATAACGTATTATCTTCGCAATCAACTAAGTTGTGATTAGTACCAATTATTTGGCAAAATGGCCTTAAGTCACTTTTGAATAATCTATTCTCACTGTCATACTCAAAGTATTTCAGTTCGTTAATCGGGATATCGATTGAAGTTACGTTATTAGATATTAAGAATATGTCATATCCACAATCTAAGAATTTCCTTAGGCATTCACTAAACAATTCCCTGCTTTTCTCTCCCGCATCATAATAGTCTATAAATAAACCTATCTTCATTCTAAAATTCGTGTTGATGAACTAACGCTTCTTTTCCGGTGGGGGTTCTTAAAATTTCTTTTCGGTTCTCTAACCAAGAAATGCTTTCTTCGTTCACTGTAAGATCTTCCCATTCTCCTATGGTACAGTTAGATACCTTGCCTAAAGATGTAATACCTATATCGTTACAAAACCAACCTCTATGTGACTTATATAATTCCTCCATCATGTGAAGGTTCTTATAGCACTTCTGAAAGAATGATTTAGAAAATATCGTACCCCCAGTTCCGTAATGCAAGAAGCTTATTTTATTGTTGTGGTTCTGCCAAGGGTCATGGTATTCTATGTGCTTGGTCTTTGGTATGTTGAAATAATCGCAATAAAAATCATTGGCCATATCCCAAGAAACCATACCATAACCTGCCATGTCAAACTTAGGGACTTGAGTTATTCTGCCTCTTGCAAAAACGTCAGTTTCCAGAAAAACTATATGAGAATAATCATCATCAGCTAAAGCAAATTCAAAAATCCTCCTATACCACAAAATTCCAAATGTCCCAGCATAACCTATACGGCTATCTTGAGAATCTTGAGTATTCCAATAGGAGCTCACATAAGAATTTTCAGTTTCGTTTTTTAATGTATAGTTTGGGAATTTTTTAACTACGTCTATTGGGCTAGTGCCTGCGTCATTAATTACAGTTACAGGTATGTCCGGGTTATGAACATAAAAGTGGCTAAGAGTTTTTTCTAGTCTAATGAGATCTCTTCCACCAGCATGATCTGAAAAGCAAGAAATTATAGCTTTAATTTTCATTTTGCTTTATTAGCGAAATACTTCATAAGCTCTGGCCTGAACTCTCTCTGCTGTCCCGCGAATTGAATTACGAAATCTCCATCTTTATATATGTTGTCTTTTTCGTTCCAAGATGGGTAACTGGAAAGAACATCGTAGTCATTAGTGTACCAATAGGAATTGCATTCTCTTTCGTGTATTAATTTAGCTTTAGACGAATACGCTTCATCAGCTTTAAGTAGGAGTCTCATCGCTCTCTGCTCTCTGTCGAAAATATCTATTTTTTCCCTCGCCTCTTTGAGCTCTGGGCGCTCCAACTCCTTGCAGTCTTTTAGAAACTGTATCGCCAATGGAGAGTTCTTGTAAAAAGCGGATCCATTAGAAATGTAACTACCATTTATAACGTAGTCTTGTCCCTCTATCGCATAGTCTTCGCTACGGGTAAATACCATGTCATAGTTTTTGTCTAAAATATCTCTCACATCAAACTCACTGTTCATTATTAGTGAATCTATATCAAGCCACCAAACCCAATCATACTTTTCTATATTCATTAGAACAGCGTCTATCTTGCTCCAGTGCGGAGGTCTGGTTTTATCTATGACATCATCATAACAAATAAAATCAATATTATGTTTGTCGCAATAGTTTTTAAAATTACTTTCTGAGTGTTCGGCTAAATGAGAATACCCTTTATCAAACAAGGTCACCAGCGCCACCTTTGGAGTACTCATTAAGGCAAAGACCTTTTGCAACTCGGACGGAGACTTACATCCATGAAAAAACTTTATGTCGTTCTTGTTCGGGGGAACCTGTTGCCACTCTGTTTCTAGCATTGTTACCGCACTGCCTCCCGGCGTATAATCTAAATCTTCCTTGTTTTCTACTTCTAGAAAGTTTTTATACCCTTGCTCTCCTATTAAATTAAAATGAACTAACGGCAACTGCTTCGAAGCCTTGTATTTCCAAAGCATCACATTAATTATAGTTTCGTCTTGAAAAGCGGCGTAGTAATCTGGTCTTTTGATAATAGCTGGACTTAAAGATAGCTCATAGCAGTCGTCAAAAAAGTTCTTTGTATTTTTATTAAAAAGTAAAAAGTTGGTGGATGAATAGAATAGTGTTCTTTCTGTAACATTATATAGATTCATTAATGGATCTTCGAGAGAATCTTCTCCTGAGTGGACATTTCCTCTACCGTTGTATATCATGTATTGAAACAGCCCCTTTCCTACTAACGGGTAATTTTCTATCTCATCAAAATAAGAAAATATTTCATCGACGTTATCTTTAACTATTCCATCAGCATCTACAAGTATCCCCTCTTCCAATCCATCTTCTATGGACTGAGAAACGATTTTAGATTTAAGAGTTAAGTTTTTGTAGGTGTTAATGTCTTGTCTACTAACAACCCCCAAGGAGTCATCTTTAAAGGATACCGCTTCACTCTTGTCTAGCTTTAGTCTTCCTTGTTCGTAAGGGGTAACGAAATCCTGCTTGTTCATAACGGGATTTTCAATGTCGTCTACGTCGATCCTCTTCTTTATTAAACAAGGGTAATCAAAGTCTATATCACAATTGACGCCATACAAAATAATCGGTATAGAAGAAAATTCATTTACGCTTTTGACGAGAAACTCCGCAACAGGAAGATAGTTTTCTGTAGTGACAGACACAAATGCTCTTTTAGGAAGCTTCTCTTTTTCCCAGCAGAACCAGCCTTGACTATAATTCCCATTTTGGTCCTGCCCTAGATACTTTATTAAACTAAAGCCTAAGTCAAGAAACCTTTGTTTTATATTCTCTAATTTATCTCTCTTTTTTATTCCGTCGTGAAACTCCAAATATATCTTAGAACACTTATTTAAAGTTTGATCAGAGCACGCTTCTAGTATTTCGTACTCCGCGCCTTCAACATCTATTTTAAGAAGGTCTATTTCTTCTTCGTCTTTTAATAGGGAGTCCAGAGTTAAGCACTCTACTATTTTGGTTTTTATTTCTCCGTGGATATCTATGTCGTTTCTGTTTTCGTATAGACCCGATACTAAAGAATTTTGGCTTTCGTGAAATTCTATTTTTCCGTTAAAGTTATGAACCGCCTTATGAAGCACCCTGCCTTCCTCTTGTTTTATATTCTTTTGTAAATGTGTGAAGACATCAGAGTTAGCTTCTACCGCTAAGACTTTTCCAGCTCCTCTCTCCAAACAATAGCGACTAAACAAACCAAAGTTAGCTCCTATATCCACAACCAGACCACCCTTTTTAATATCTAGAAAATCAAACACTCTCTCAACAAAAAATTCATTCAAATTAAAAAATACCAAACCACTATCTGATAGACTCAGTTCTGGTATATTTGTAATAGCCTTATTTGACAGTCTGTACTCCTGAGTAGAAACAAGCTTTTCGTTATGATAAAACTCTAGGAAAAATCCATTAAAATGAGGGTAGTCTTCTAGGATGCTATATTTTATTCCGTCGTCTGTTTCTGTCGGTAGGGATGGAAAGGGTACAATATACCACCAAGTTTTACCATCAAAATCTAGTGCTGAGGAACGATATAGCGGTATTCTTGTATCTATCTCCCTCATTAAACATGTGAGCTTTATCTTAGAATCGCAAAATATACTAAGTTCGTTCTTCCCTTTCCCTTTATAACTGAATTCAAACTTTAATTCTGGAATAATATCCAAAACCTTAAGGAGCTTATCTACGTTAGGCTTCACCGGGTCGTCTTCTATCTCTAAGAATGTAACAGGATAGTTATCATACATCCCACAATAGACCTCTAGGTTTCTAAGCAATACCGGTATCTGCCAAGATAAAGCCTCCTTCAATACTATGGGATTTGTTTCCCTATCTCCATCAGAGCCTTTCGACGAAAAGTAGAAAGCGTCCATGCAAGAATAAAAATCATCCACGTCGTCTCTTTCTCCCCATACAATACAATTATCTGACTTATCCTCCATTAGAGGCTGCCAATAATCTTGGAAATTTCCAGCTTGGTTGCCAACAAAATGAAATTGAATTTTTTCAGAAGTAAGGGTTTTGGCTATATTGAAAATCTCTTTTTGATTTTTTCTAGAAGTAAATAGCCCGACATTGAGAACATGTTTATAATCCGGATCTAAACCTAACTTAGTTAGCCCCTTCTCTCTGTTTGGCCTAACTCTTTTTTCTATTGGGTATTCCGTTATTGTAAATGGTATTCCCCAGTCTTTGTAAATGTTAGGGTGGAAGTCGCTAATAAAAGCGAACCCATCCGGTAGGTATCTTTTTAAAGATTTGTCTTTCTGGATCCTTTCGCTAAATCCAGAATCGTGAGATGTCTCTACTATTTTATAGGGTCTGTCTTCTCTGTAGATTTGGTCAGAGATGACATTATCCATAAACATCTCTGGAAACTCCTCCATGTGGATGATGTCTGGCTTTATCTCATCGATAACCCTTATAACCATTTGCCTGTCTTCGACTACGATCTTGAAAAACTTATCTGGCGAAATGAGGGCCGTTACCCTGTTTTTTTGAACTACAAATGAATTCCCACCTATATCGTTATACATTATAACGTATAGATCGTAGTAAGGCTTTAGGAGCTCAAGTTCTTTTACTAGATACTGAGGTAACCCACCCGTCGAAAGGTGAGGAGTAATGAAAAGTAATTTCTTCATATCAATCTGGGTACAAAAGTAGCTTCCTCATCGTCTTCGTGTTTCATTATGTCATTATAGCATTTTAATCCCCAATTCGATAACATAAGGGTTGTATAATTATCTTTCCTTGCCCTGTTGGAGGAAGTACTTCTTTTGAGGTGTTGTGGGAGGTCAAAGCTTTGTGTGCCCTTGGCCGTCGATTTGACTTCCACTATCGCGCATTGTTTTTTTGTTTGGTATATCCAGCTATCTTGAAATTCTATAAGGTCTAAGATAGTGTCATGTCCCGTCATATTCATCGGAATCCTTTCTGATGATATACTGTCAAACCCTGATCCATGAGCTGTAGCCTTAGACGCAAACCAAATTCTTTTATGATCTATGTCTGCTTGAAGCTGCTCGTTAGCTTTCCTTAACCAGTTTGAAGAAAAATTTTGTTTAAAGCAGATTTTCCTTTCCTTCTGATTATAGTTTCTACGAAATTTTTTGATTTCTAAATCGTATTGCAATCCATCTTTGTCTGAGTCGAAATCTAAAAACTGTATATTAGTTTCCTTTCTAAAAAAGTCGGACTCATTACAGCTGTCAATAAACTGATATCCAGCATTGTCGATTACAATCATTACGATATTAAAAGACGTTATCAAGTAATACATATATTTTATATGATCTTTTAAGTCTCCTCCTGCTACCGCATAGCTATGAACAAGGGTTCCTTGACTTGTCTCGTCATCAATCTCGAGAATAGACATCGCAAAATAATCAGAGGCAGGACTGTTACTAAAGCTGGGGTCGATCCCTAAAATATATCTAGATCCAGACTGACCTTTTATTTTTGCAGTAGGCTCTTCGCCATCGTTAATAGTGCATTCATGCATTTTTCTTGCGCTAAAATAACTATCACTTCCATCTGTAAATTGCGCGCAATACTCTCTTTGGAAAGACGAATGAGATTCCCCTCCAGACTTAGCTTCTTCAATAATGGTAGTGTCTATCATTTCTTCGGGAAGAGCTTCGTAACTCATTTGGGAGATAAAATACTTAGTTCTATCTTCGTCATTCGATTTAATTTTTTGGACCCAATCCTTGTATGTCCTAAAAAGGTTTTCAAATGTATACGAAGCTGAAGACAGCGCTATCATTTTAGAATTGTTTTTAAATACGATCCTTTCGTCTTCTGTCATTAATCCCTTTTTTATTAGTTGATCCTCTTGCTGTCTTATATCTAACCTTTCCTTCATGTTTTGAGGAGCAACGAGGAAGGGCATTAAAACTGTTTTAATAGTATCCTCAGGCAAAAGAAGAAACTCATCTAAAACTAAAACATTAGCCCGAAAACCACGAATCTTTTCCCCACTCAATGGAATGGCGGTTATTGTCCCCTCATTAATTTTCCATTCGTATGCGTCGTTTCTTTTTGACTTATGCCCGAAAGCTTGAGCTAGTAGTTCCGCGCCTTTTGACTCTACGAACTTTTCTATATTATTGAAAATAAATCGAGCTGTTCGAAACGTTGGGCCAGCGATAAGGATCTTAGTTTCGGGAACAAAGATGCACTGGAGAAAACAGTATACAGCCGCTATAAAGGTTTTTCCACACCCACGGCCCCATACGCACATGCTGAAATTTTTATTGAACATTCCCTTTAGGGTTACCTCTTGGTATGGGGCAAGCTTTACTCCGGCTATGAGTTCGACAGTTAGGCTAAGGTTATTTCTGAGGAATCTGGCTAGCGTTATTTTAGCTTCTCTGTCTTCTAGTTCCCCCTTTAGAAGCTTCAATTCGCTAAGTAGATCCTTAGCGTCTGGGTTTTTATAATTTTTTGGAGCATACCACATTTATAAAATTTTCAAATCGTAAGCCAATTGAAGATCGTAATCTCTCGCAGAGCAATTAGAGTCGAATAGTATTTTTTTCATAACTCTTGAAGACTCTTCCCTTCCGTCAACAAATAAAAACTGCAAGTCTACAAATTCCTGCATTAAGTCTCTTACGTTTCTAAAAACGTATTCTGGGGTTACCTTGACTTTCTTAGATACGTAAGGAAGCCTATTGAACGCCATGCACTCATTGATTTTTCTTTCTGTTAGCACTATTAAATAAGCCCCGGCGTCTTGAGCTCTCTTTATTTCGTTTCTAAATCTTTCGAAGCCTCCGCTTAATGTCCCCACAAAATCTCTTATCGATTTTCTTTCTATATAACACTTACAACAATCCTCTGGATTCTCTAGCGTATAGTCCCCAAACTTCAATCCAGCTAATTTGATTGGATGATCTAACTTTAGGGGAGATTGTTCTCTTGTGTCTACGCATATTTTAGTTTTCTTATCTATATTAATGTTAAATATATTCTCTTCTGGTATTTTGTTAAATCTATTTTTAAGACCTAGATTAGAACATGACTTATAGTAATCGTTTAAAATGATTTGATAGAACTGGATTGGCGGACTCATAATTGTCCTAAGCTCAACCTGAGTAGGCGTGTGGACTAACTGCTTCTTTTCTACCCTCCCTTTCAGAACCTTCTCGCAGTATTTTTTAGCTTCTTCCACTGGCTTGGACTTGAGCCATTTCTGCATATTGATTCTGGTGTTAAAGTCTGTATTGAAGTAATATTCTTTGGATTTGAATTTTATAATATCACCAGTATACAGATCTTTCTTTGGGAAATACTCCTGATAATAACTAGCCATCCTTAAGTTGTGAGCTTTTAGATGACCGTGGAGCTGTCTGTCCGTTTCGAACTCTTTACTACAAACTGCGCATTTAACCATTTATTGCCTCTTCTGGTGTTAGACCCAAAATCTGAGCTTTAATTTCATCCATACTGGAAAGTTTTTCAACCTCCTCTTCCACAGCTTTTTTCTTCAGCTCGGCTAATCTTATTAACTGATTCCTGCTTTCTTCCTGTCTCCACATTGCTACTAGATTTAGTATACTAGCATTTTCCTTGATTTGCTTACTGAGCCTTTGGCTTCTTTTTTCCTTTAGGCTTTCTAGTAGTTTTTGTTGTCTTCCAACACATTGATTGTATTCTGTTTGAGCGGTGTTGATAGCTTCAACAAGACCCATTGATATTCTTCTTCCTTCATTGTCGTCAGCGGCTTCATCCATTAACTGTGATAATCTTTCTACTCTTCTTTGTATATTTGCAGAAATTACAACTTCTTGAGATAGGACTATGTACTGGTCAACCTCTTCTTGGGTTAAGTCGCTCTTATCGTTTGTGTATCTTATAAAGCTACTTTCAAATAATTCTTTATCTGTTGTCGATCTATATGTGTTGATCTGATGGCAAAACCTATAAGTCGAAAGGTACCCCATCAGTTTCAGAATATTCTTTTTTATAGTTGAATTAAGGTCTTCTTTGTCTATCTGTTCGTTGACATATTTATTTACTCTAGTTATGGCTCTGTCTATTGACTTTGGCGGTTTATAGATTTCTTCATTTTCTTCAGTTGAAGGCTCACGACCTACGGAAGGGTTTATCCCTTGAGAGGTTAGGAAGTCTCTTACGGCTCTCGTTTCAGCGCCAAGTACGGTTATGGAATCGTCCTTCTTTAAATACCGAGCCATCTCTAACGGTTTCATGGCCTCAATATTGTTAATCATAAATTCTTTTTCTTCTTCCGTCCAAGTGATTTGGTCGGTTTGTTTTAGATATTGGTGAGCTCCCCTAGCTTTGATTTTTCTGGATGCTAAAAACTTTTTAACGGCTCGACCTTCCTTGCTTCTGCCGTCTTTATTTTCGAACCCTGCTGCGTCTTGTATCAGTTCTAACAAAGATGGGGCGTTGTCTTTTTCGCAACTATTCCAAGCGTTAAGTATGGCTTCTTCCTGTTCTTTTGTTAATTTGGCCTCTTCGTTCATAGTATGTCGGCTTTATCTTCCTCTAGGATTTTTTTGACTTTAGATATTATAGATTTTTTAATGTTCTTAATTTGTTTGTATCCCGGCGCTCTATTCTTTTCTGATGTTTTATACCCCATTCTCTTAGCTACTTCTTCTTCGGATAAATCATCTATAAAAAGTAGTTTGTAGACTTTTAGTTCTATTGGCTTTAGAAATTTGGGTAATACTCTGTTTAACTTTCTAATTGCAATTTCAAAATCAAAACTATCTTTTGTCATGTTGGCTTGGAGGTGTTCGTGCTCCTCTAAAGCTACCGGTATCTTTATATCATGGGCCGATTTTTTATTTTTTTCCCAATTGGAATAGAGGGGGCAGGATGAATCTTGTTTATTGTATATAACACATAAGCCATTACCCTCAGAAGCGGCGCATTTTAAACATGGCTTTGCGTAGTTGCCGTAGTTGTTTCTAATAAGGTTCTTGATTTGGTTGGTTATAATCCTGTTTAACCAAGGCGCAAGAGGTTTCTCGGGATCATACATGTCCCATTTTTTATAAATATGAAGCCTGAGAATTTGAGAAATATCATCAAAGTCCATCCAAGTAATTGAAGTTAACTTCCACTTGGATTTTCTTTTTTTTATCTCTTCGTTAATTTCATTTATACAGTCTTCGAAGCTGTTTTTCTTGTTATGCATCCTCCGGGTCGTCTGGTTTGGGGATAATATCCCCCATACGGACCCCTTGCTGTTTCAAAGACCCCTCTACCTCAAACTCTAACTTATGTATGTTATCTGGAACATATAAGTGAGAATCGTCTTCGAAATCATCTTCAACTTCTGAGTCGTCCCTAGGTCGGATTTTAGACTTACTAATATGAGTAGTCTTTCCTTTTCCTAAGGGTTGTCCGCATGAAGAGCAAAAACACGGCTTACTAGCATAACTATACTTCATGCTTGTTCCGCAAGATTGACAATAAATCTTCATACTTTTAATTATATACACTAATAACATAGAAATACTAAATTTTCTTATGACTCAAATCAAGTTTTTTGAATGATAAAGCCTAAGAAGTGTATACATTATAAAGCCATGGCGGATAAAGTTAAATTCAAAACAGCCAAAAAAGGCGGGGAGACTGAGTACGAACTAATCTGGAGGAAGCCACATAAAAAGTGGAATGCAGACGGATTATGTTGGCCCCCAGCAATGAAAGACCCCAAAATAATGATTGACCCCTCTTTACCGCCCAGAAGAGAGATATCTGTACTAGCAGAAGAACTAGTCCACGCTTTCTTTTGGGACAAAACCGAAGAGGAAGCTAGAAAGTTCTCATCAGTTCTATCTCAATGCTTATACAAGAGAGGCTGGAGAAAACAGGAGTCTATTGCTTAACGGGGTGTAATTATATATGTATGGGTGAACTGCACACACTCGCTCAAAATGGTAACATAAAGGGAATAAGGGCCGCCCTTAAGAATAAGAAGGTATTTTCGTCTCTAGATGAAGATCTTGGTTGGAGCCCTTTGCACTACGCTTCTAACAGCAGTAAGGCTAAAGCTGTGCAGATCATCTTAGATGCTGGCGTATCTCCAAATATTAAAAGCGTTCCCCCTCAGCACGAAAAACAAAGCGACTGGAATCTTGCTCTCCAGAAAAACGAGCATGCCAAAGACCCTGTCGTATATCCTATGGACGTAGCCGAAGGTCCTAATCGTTTTAAAATAATAAACAACTTAAAAGCAAAAGGGGGTAAATTTTACGGAAATGACATGACTCTCCATCAAGCTGTTCAGATGGAGGATATAGATGAAATAGAAACCCTCTTAGAAGATGAGTCCATAAAGGTAAACGGCAGAGATAGTCGGGGGTGGATGGCTATACATTATGCCGTAGAACTAAACAACCAAGAGATATGTGATTTATTGTTCGAGTATAAAGCTAACCCTAATGGCTCCTGTCATGACGGACAACTAAACCCTTATGAAATCGCTTTAGACAACAACCACGAGGATCTTTTAAAATACCTAAAAACTAAGGGTTGTCTTAAAAACCCAAATAGAAATAAAGCAAAACAGCACAAGACAATGTCAACCACAAAAGTCGGTGTAGCTAAAGACCCCAAAAAGTACAAGTCAATGAAGTTTCAAGAGGTTAAAGAAGCCCCAAAAAGCTTATGGGGTAAGATAACAGAGTCTAAATCCGACAGGGAAGCTCGAGACGCGGCCCTACAAAAAGAACATGACGAAAGAAGTGCTCGAATAAAAGAAGCTTCTGATAAAGCTAAAGAAGAAGAAGATAGAATAAAGCGATCTAGGGTTATAAAATGGAAATGGGGAGAAGACCCGTTTGCTTGTAAAGGCGACGCCATTACTTACGACAGCCCGTGTGAATCTTATACATATTTTATGGATATTGTGGGGTATTCCAAAAAAAGCACCGCAATGCAAAAGAAAGTGATGGATGACCTTATAGCCATAGTCAAAGGGACAGAGGCCTATCAACAGGCCCAAAGACAAGGGAAACTAATTGTTCTTCCGACTGGAGACGGAATGGCTCTCGTCTTCTTCAACAGCGTTCACGCCGCTTTTAAATGTGCCGTTGACGTGGGTAAGAAATGCTATAAGAGCGCGGACATAGGTTTAAGGAATGGGCTTTATACAGGCTCAGTTGTCCCTGTGAAAGATATCAATAATAACCCTAATGTTAGCGGACACGGAATCAATATGGCTCAAAGATGTATGGACGCAGGAGACAATGACCATATCTTAATCTCCAATGGCGTATATATGAATGTTAGCGAAATGGATATTCCGGGTTTAAAATTTGAAGATTGGGGGCCAGTTATAGTTAAACACGGCTCCACCGTTCACCTACATACTGCGTATGGGTCTAATTTTGGAAGAACTGAATTTCCTGACTGGAGAGGAACGAAGAAAGCAGAATACTAATGAGTAGAACCATAAGAAAACACATAAATCATAAAACCGGCAAACTCGAAAAAACAAGAGATAACAAACCCCGTTGCCAATGTTGCTGTAACCCACGACATAGCGCGTATGGGAATGAAAAAGAAAAACTAACTATTCAAGAAAGAAAAAATAGCTAAACAATGAAAAAATTAATTATTATATCC